TTTTTCTATCATCAAATCATTAACGCTGGCATTCGGAGGAATTGAGAATGTATTGATGACATTGATAAGGGCATTCTCGGCATTTATCGCTTTAAAACTTGCATTTTATATCGGATCGCTCGTGACAAATATCGGAATGGTTACCGCGGCAATTGTAAAGATGGGCATAGCCGGACTACTCGCCCAAGCCGAAATAATGGCTATCCCGATAGCCATAGGCGCAGCAATCGCAGCCATTGCCCTGATCATCGAAGACATAGTCTCATACTTCCAAGGTAAGGACAGCATAACCGGTAGGCTCATCCAACAAATGCAAAAGAATTTTCCTGCAGCGGTGGTTTTTATCAAAGACCTATTCGGATTCTGGAAGGAACAAATTCTGCTCGTCGTTGATGTGTTTAAATTGATATGGGAATGGATGAAGAAAATTGCCGGATTTGCAACAAATTTTTTCAAACCGGTAATCGATGTCATGAACAATATGGTCCGGTCAATTCTTAGCTTCCTGGGCATTACCGGAAAGCTGGCTGGACTTACAGGACTCAAGGGCATCACTGGTGCGCTGCAATCGGCAAGAGATCGCACGTCTGGCGCCAGGGACTTTATACAGAGCATAACGCCAGCGACTACCAAGCCACCTGGTGCTACTACTTTGGCGTCAACAAATAACCAGGTAGAGATCAAACCGGTCATCAATAACACGATCCAGGGAACGGCTGACCCAGAGGAAACAGCCAATAGAGTCAATCAAACGATAGAGGGCAATTTTGACAAGATTTTCAGGGAAGCAGGACGAGACTTGACCCCTGCGATAGAGAGGTAGTCCATGGCGCTTTTTCAATTGCTGTTCGGACGTAATGTCAAGAAGGGATTTGTCACGCCGGAGAACCAAGGGCTGACATCAATCATCGGTCTGGAACTAGATGCAACGCTCCTGGAGGCGCCTGAATTTACGTCAACGCCGACAAAAAATACTATCGAAGATGGCGCCGACGTGACAGATCATGTCACAAATGATCCGATTACTTTGTCAATCGAAGGGGTGGTGACCAATAGCCCGGTAGGCATTTTACAGTCGTTACGGACAATAGTTTCTGGTAATGCATGGCAAGATGCATATAATTTCATCAAGAAATTGAGAAATGACCGACTGCCTTTTGATTTTGTGGGCGGGCTGCAGGTTTATGAGAACATGATCATAACTAGCTTCACTCCGACTAGGACACCGAGAACAGGCGAAGCTTTGGATTTTAGCATGACGATGAAACAAATCAGGACAGTGGAAACAGAATTGGTGCCGGTTACAAAGTTCAAGGATGAAGTGAAGCATGCTGGCCAGAAAAGCCAGAGTCTGGGGAGCCAGCCAGCAGAGGCAGCAACAGAGAATGCGCAAGCGAAAGGATCAAGTATACTTGCCAAATGGCTTCCTGGATTCCTTTCAGGAGGTAAATGATGGCTTATTTAGAAGTTCCGCTCAGGACTGACATATACGCATATACCCAGAAAACCACCATCGAAGGTGTTGTCTATACCCTGGGCTTGCGCTATAACGCCCGGATGGAGCGCTGGGTACTTGATATCATGGACGCAGCCGGGACGATGCTACTGGCCGGTATTAAAATGCTTATCAATTATCCTTTGACTCGCCGGTTTATTGGCCGGATCAACGGACTACCTGCGGGACATTTTATGATTGTTGACGAGACTGGCCAGGAGCGAAATCCGACACAAGATAATCTTGGCGATGACATCAAGCTTATATACGTGGAGAACGGAACATGAGTGAGCTATATTTGCGTAATGCTCGATTGACTGTGGGCGCCAGAAAATTTCAGACCAGGATTTCCTTCAATATCAAAAAAAACAGCACTGGCCAATCTTCCAATAAAGGCAAGATATCGGTGTACAATCTCTCGGAAGATTCGCGTTCATTTATTGAAAAGGGCAAAGATCTGATAATGAAACTTGAAGCAGGATATTCCGGCAACTACGCCGTCATTTATCTTGGAGACATCAAGAAGACGGAACATACCCGGTCCGGACCTGATGTCATAACCACGTTCGAATGCGGGGACGGAGAGAAGCGCCTGACCGATGCACACCTAGAAATAAGCATGGGGCCCGATTCGCAATTTAACCAGGTGATCAATGCTGCAGTCATGGCAATGGGAATATCCCGCGGAGTCATCAAGAACATCCCGCAGACGGCATATAAAAACGGATTTTCCTTTTCCGGCAAGGTAAGCGATTTGCTGGACAGGCTGGCCAAGAAGGAAGGCTTGGAATGGTCGGTGCAGGATAATGCGCTGCAGATATTTCCGAAAGGACAGGACACCGGCGAGACGGCAGTGCTGCTGAATGAGCGCACCGGTTTACTTGGCGTTCCGAACAAAACAGCCGAAGGTTTTATAGCAAAATGCCTGCTGAATGGTGACATTGCCCCTGGGAGACAAGTGCAAGTGGAGTCGAAATTTTTGACCGGCAAGGCTGTATTTATAGCGGAAAAAGTGAGCCATGTAGGTGATACCATCGAAGGTGATTATATGACGACGGTAGAAGGAAAGGGAAAATCATTATGAGCAGAACCCCGAGCTTAAGCGAGGTCATTCTTAACGGTATCGATCAGGTCATGGGCAACCTTCATACATCATTGCCAGGCAGGATTGAATCGTATGATCCAGGAAAGCAACTGGCCAAGGTCAAGCCTTTGCTTAAGCGCAAATACGCCAGCGAAGCCGATGCAATATCGCTGCCGATTATATCAAACGTTCCGGTCATTTTCCCGAGAGCCAGCAATGCGTTCCTCAAGCTACCCGTCCAATCTGGAGATTATGTGCAATTGATATTTAACGAGCGATCATTGGAAAGGTGGATTGATTTGGGCGGCGAAGTCGATCCGCAAGACCCGTCCAAGTTTGACTTAAACGGAGCCGTCGCCATTGTGGGATTATATCCAAAGACGGAACCGCTTGAATCCAACGGAGAAACAGCGTCAATAGAATTGGCGAACGGATCGTCATACATCGAGATCAAAGAGAGCGGAGAAATTCTGGTAACCAATGGCGAAGCTTTGTTGCAAATTGACGGAGGTAACGTTAAAATACAGGCGACAAAGATAACCTTGGAAAGCGCAAACGTAAACCTTGGAGATGAGTCCGGGGAAGCATTGGTAAAAATTAGTGATTTAAGCACTTTACAGGTCGTCGGAGTGCAGGCCGGTCCAGCAACATTGCCAGTCGTCAACACCGCAATCGGAACAACAAAAACCAAGGCAAGCTAAATGGAGGCCCGAAATGTTCGATGGAAGCGAAAAGGAATATTTGATAAAAAACATTGTGGTTACAGCAAAAAAGCTCGATGCTGACGTTGAGGTTTATGTGGCGCAAAAACAACGAGTAGCCAAATCTGGTGATTGGCTGGTCAGATATAAAGACGGGAAGGTCTTGCTCGAGACAGAAGAAAGTTTTAAAAAGCATTATTTCCCGCTAAGAGGGGAAAAAGGCGATGAGTGATATTCTGAAAACAAGCAATGGAGATATTGCCATCACAAATAATTCTCTGACGCTGGTGACCGGGCCAGATGAGGTCAAGCAAAGGCTTGGGCAACGCCTTCGGACATTTTATGGCGAATGGTTTCTTAATACCGATCATGGCATTACCTGGATTAAAGATATTTTGATCAAAAATCCCAATATCAATTTGGTAGCAGGCATACTCAAACAGCAAATACAGGACACTCCCGGAGTGCTGGAATTAATAAAATTCGACTTGACCTATGATAGCTCGTCCCGCGAAATGATGCTGAACTTCACGGCGCGAAGTACAGAGGGAGAAGTCACTGTGGAGGTGGTCATCTAATGGCATACGGGATCACGGATAATGGCTTTGTTGTAAAAAGGCTGGTCGATATAAAGGCCGATATAGAAACGGCATTGAAGTCTGCCCTGGGCGCAGGAATCAATCTTGAGCCAGAATCAATACTCGGACAGATCGTCGGCATATTCTCTGCAGCGATTGCCGAGGCATGGGAATTAGGCGAAGATGTTTTTAATTCGGCCTATCCCGACATGGCTGAAGGAGTATCCCTGGACGATGCGGTCAGCATCACAAATATAACCCGGCTGGCTGCCACCAAGTCGCAGGTAGAAGTCCGGATGACGGGAACGGCATTAACGGCAGTGCCGGCAATTGGCGCATTCATTCTGTCGGTGGAGGGAAACGCAGATGCCAGATTTGTCAATACCGAAACCGGCGCACTGAGCGCAGCCGGAATTGACGAAGTTCAGGGCATAACTTTTTCATCCGTTCCTTCAAGCGGTGATTTTAAACTGCAATACAACGGTACCGAAACAACCGCGGCCATACCTTATACAGCCACAAATACGGACGTGCAGAATGCATTAAACGCACTGACAAGCCTATCAGCCGTCGTCGTTACCGGTGATTTTACCTCCGGCTTTACAGTCGCATTCACAGGCGCAGATGGCGAGCAAGACCAGCCGCTTCTTTTGGCAGTGGATAATACCCTGGATAGCGGAGCGGTAACTATTACGATAACCGAGACGGCCAGAGGATGGATTCCATACGCAGACATTAACTTTGAGGCGGAGACAGCCGGTGAAGTCCAGGCGCCCGCAGGATCACTGACGGTGATCGAGACTCCGACGACCGGCATCGATGCCGCAGAGAATTTGCTCGATGCCGACGTCGGACAAGAAATTGAGACTGATACCGAGTTGAGAGACCGACGTACAGAGCAACTGCAAAAAGCAGGAACGGCCACGATCGAGGGGATCCGTAACAATATCTTGGGAGTGGACAATGTTGTGCAAGCGGCCGTTTTTGAGAACAATACGGATGTCACAGACGGATATGGCAGGCCACCGCACAGCTTCGAATCAATCGTCAATGGTGGAGACGATACAGAGATCGCACAAGCGATATTTGACGCCAAGGGAGCAGGTATCAAGGCCTACGGATCTACAATCGAGTCAATCCTGGATTTACAAGGCGTATCGCATAATATTGGATTCTCGCGACCATCCGAGATTGACATATGGATGATCGTCAATATCACTCCAAATACTGACCCGGCTGAAGGTGACATTTACCCGACCGATGGGGATGACCAGGTCGAAGCGGCCATCATGGCTTATGCGGAAGTATTCATGATGGGGCAAGATGTTGTGGTCAACCGTTTTTACACGCCGATCAACACAGTGGCGGGCATTATCGGAATAGAAGTGCTTGTCGGATTGAGCAACCCTCCGACGCTTGGCAATAACCTGGTGATAGCATCGGATGAGATTGCCAAGTTCGACAGTACACGCATAACGGTGAACAGCTAATGGCAACGCCGATTAATCACACCGAGCAGATGAATGAAAGGCTCCTGACGCAATATAAGAGTACATCTAACCTGATAGCCATACTCGGATCATTCATTGATCAGATACAGGAAATTGAAGATGCTTTGCAGGAATTTCAGGTAAAGCGCTCCCTGGCCACTGCCACTGGAGAACAACTTAACAAAATCGGAATTTTACTTAATGCTCCGCGAACGATTACCGATGATGATGATTACCGGATTATTTTATATGCTAAGATTGCCGAATATTATTCAAACGGCACAATAAACGATCTGATTGATATTTTGCTGCTAATTTCTGGCTGCGTTGATGTAAGCATAGAAGAAATCGGACGAGCAACCATAATTATAACCGTTAATCAATCAGCGAGTACATTTTATTTAAATGAAGCTGTTAATGCTGGAAAGGTTGCCGGCGTAAATGTTGAATTGATCGAATCTTTTTCAGAACCATTTGCATTTTTGGAGTATACTGCTAAGAACAACACTCCAAAAGGATTTGATGACATTGACAATCCTGGCAACGGTGGCATACTATCGAATGTTATATAAGGAGGTTGAGAAATGGGATTGATTACTGCACCGGATAAGCTGCCAAGATGGGCAGATGGTGGATCTGCTAAGATAAATGAACCATCGGAAGCCAAAAAAGATATTGGATGGATTGAGGAAAGACCATCCTTTCAGCATTTCAATTGGATTTTAAACAAATCTTATGAGTGGATTGCTTATATGTATGTAAAAGTTGCTACGTTTTTCTCGAGATTTGAAAAACAAACGAACCCCAAAAATATAGGCCTTGCTGATATTGCATATAGTGACACACTTGGTCTTTTTTGCGCTGTTGGGTTTACCGATTCCGATGCATATATACTTACGTCGCCTGATGGAAAAACATGGACTGAACAATCTAACCCGAAGCCGTCCGCCCTAGAAAGCATATGCTGGAGTGACACACTTGGTCTTTTTTGCGCTGTTGGTCAACCAGATGCCACTGATGCTTATATAATTACATCTCCTGACGGCACAACATGGACCGAGCGGAGCAATCCAAAAGCGGTGTTTTTGTGGGGTGTTAATTGGAGTAATGATCTCGGGCTTTTTTGTGCTGTTGGTGATGGTGATGGAACCGATTCTTATCTTTTGACCTCTCCTGATGGTGTTACATGGACAGAACGGTCAACGCCAACGAGCTCAACTTTACGCGAGGTTGAATGGAGCAGTTCGCTTGGATTGTTTGCTGCTTTTGGTATAAACGTGATAACATCTCCTGATGGTATTACATGGACAGAACGGACACTGCCTTCCATAAATATGTTATCACTGACGTGGAGTGAAAATCTTGGCCTATTTATTGGGATTGGCAGCAATGGCATATTTAGCTCTATTACGGGAACATCGTGGGAATATGTCGCTGTCGACTTTGGAGGTGGTTCGCCGGGGAATAGCCCGCTTAAAGTTAAACGGTTTGATAGCATCGGCGTTTTTGTTGCCGTTGGCTACAACTTTACAACTGATGCCGCGTTTTTAATTGCTTCTCCTGACGGATTCAATTGGGATGTAAAAAACACTGAAGGATTTATACGTTTAAACAGTATTGCATATAGCAATGATCTTAATGTTTTATGTTCCGTCGGAAGTGGTGACGGGTCGGAGGCTGAAATCATCACATCCTCTTATAACGTGTCATGATCTTGGTTATAACAAAACTAAAAAAAAACTAAAAAAGTTTCTTTTTTACTTTACAAAAAGCTCGAATAGTACGATGTTATATGAGTAAACAGAAAGGAGGTAAAATGAATAAATTCTATGTCATCGCTTTATCTTTGCTTTTTTTGGGTTGTGCTAAAAATCCGCTGGCAGTTGTCGATTCTACGATAAAACAGCAAGCGGCGGATCCCTGCAAATATGCAGTGATCAACTTTGATGATTTAACGTCAGCACTTAACACGCCTGAAAAAATCAATAAATGGATTTCAGAAAATCGGTCATATGATAAAACCAAAACAGCCGGTTGGGGAGAAATAGGCAGCGATAGAGTTGCCAGTCTGGCCCACGCTTTTTATGATGGAACTGGTCTTATATGTGGAAATTTTTCTGGATTCTTTGCATATTGTATGCGCAAAGCTGGGTATGAGGTTGGTGGCGTTAGTTTGCTCGAAGGGGACGTTGGTCATGTAGGAGCATTT